CTGGCACAACATCCGACTGCGGCGGCTCAATCTGTGTTTCGGTTTCAGTGGGGACATTCGGCGAAACAGGTGCAGCCGCAGTCGGAGTGCTCGTGTTCAGAGGCAAGCGGATCGACTCGCCGCCTTCAACGGCTGGCAATCCTTCACGCGCTCTGATTTCGTTGGGTGTCAAGATGCCGTTGGTGACAGCGACCGCATACGCGCTGAAGCGGGTCGACATGTCGCCGCGCAACAGATCATCGAATGAGATGCGTGTCGTGACATCGTCGCCGCGCTTAATCAACTTGCGATTGACTTCTTGCTCGAGTCGAGCAGCCCAACCCGCAAGTGTGCTCTGCACGAACACTGCGTTGGCTTGTTCGGCTGACGAGTAGGACACGCCGTCGTTATCTCCGACGCGATGCGACGGCACATTGAATGCGGCGGCGATCTGTTGGCGACAGAACTTCTTCATGCTGTCGAGGTCGCTGTCTTTGGCGTTGGTGCTGATCGCGTCGTACTTGAGACCTTCCTCAAGAATCGCAACCTTGCCCGCACCTTGTGCGCCTGAGTGCACGCGGGCAAATGCCTCGCGCAATCTGTTCGCACCTTCCGCACTCAGTCTGCCCGGCATCGAGAGCACGCCAGCGGGTCGACAGTTGTTGGCAAAGAATCGAGATGTAAACTCCTGTAACTCCAATTCCATGCCGATCAGGTCTCTCATGCGGTGGATGGCCGCTTCGCCGAGCATGCCGTCTGCGCTTGGCCCGACTACATGGAGAATGTCGTAGGGTCTAAACTTGCGTTGCTTGATTTCCTCGGATGCCTTCTCGTCTGCCTTGCCTGTCCAGTATTGGTAGTAGGGTTGATTTGCAGGATCGCGCATCATGTACATCAAGTCAGGTCGCAGTCGCTCAAGTCCGATCGGTGTGCCAGCGGGATTGCGATTAATGAATGCGAACGAATTGCCGTACAGCAAGCAGTCGGAAATCTGCGCCTCACGAAACACGAACGATGTCATGTCCTCGTTGGCTTCGCCGTTGAGCAGCTGGTACACAGGATGCGTCACATCATTGCTTGCGCCGTCCGCGCTGTTGCGCAGAACTTGCCACGGCATGCGAGCCAGCGTCTGCGAGATCAATCGCACGCAGGCGTAGACAGTCGGCGACTCCATCGCGTTGTCGGGCGAGATGGTCTTGCCAGTCCACGCCCACGAACTCACATACGACTGGATGCCGCCTGAGATTGGTTGTCCGATTGGACTTGTATCCTCGAATAAACTTCGCGGAGGAGTTTTGCCGAGAGCGCGTGTGATGAGATCGATTAGACCCATTGCATGTTTCCTTCTTCGTAGATTGATGTTTTGTTGTCTGCGTCTTTGTGCACCATGCACGCCAACGCCGTGACGAGCGCGGCGATGCAATCGATGCGCTCCGTCGAACTGCTTTTAGATGGTTTAATGTTGCCCGCTGGATCCGTATCGATACATGTCGATGCCATACAAAAATTTGCCACGGCATGATTTCCATGTTTGATAGATTTTCCGAGCACGAGGGCTTCTAATGCTTTTGCAGGCTCGCTTAAACTGCGAAAGCCTTGGCGCACCTCAAGCATTGGCAGACCTTCCTGCTGTAGCCCGACTGCGAACTGCGTCGCATTCCAAGGGTCGTAGCCGACTGCCTTCACCGAGCGCGCGATCTTGGCAATGTCGCGGATCTTCTGCGCCACATACTGATAATCAATTACATTGCCCGGCGTGGTGATCAGTGAGCCTTGCGATGCCCAAACATCGTAAGGGACTCGATCTACGCGGGATCTGCGGCGCACGCCCTCCTCGGGACAAAATGCATACGAAAGAAAAGCCACTTGCTCATCCTCGTCCACAGTGATGACTGCGACCGATGTCAGATCGGTGGTCGTTGAAAGATCAACTCCAATGTAGATGTCCTTGCCCGCAAAGTATTGCTCGTCGATCTCAGGCGCGGCGCACGCGGCCCACGACTCGAGCGAGATCCATCGCTTCTTTGTTTCTGTCCACTGGCACAAGTACAACTGTCGGAATGCGATTTCGTGGCCAGGCAATTCCTGAGCCTTCTCACATTCGCTTTGCAAGAATGATTCTTCAACGCTTACGCCGAGATTCGGATTCGCCGCACGCCACACCGCAGGCGACTTCCAATCCGCATCAATGGGTGCTCCGAACAGCACTGGCAAGTGAGCGCGGTCGACGACAGTGCCCGCACGGACTTTCTGACTGTACAAATTTTGCTCATAGCACAATGAGTGTTTGTCAAAACCCGCAGTCGTAATTGCAATAGTAAGTGGCTCCTGTCTTGCTCCCACGCCAGTCAACATCGCATCCCAAAGATCCCTGTTCGGTGCTGTGTGCAGCTCATCGAATATTGTCGTTGACGGACTCTTGCCGTGCTTTGTTCCTGCATCGGCTGACAAGATCTCGATCTTGCCGTTGTTCTTTGAGCATGTAATCGTGTTGCGATAGATCTCGAGCACGCTCGACAACGCAGGACACGCTCTGATCATTGCCTTGCAAGCGTCGCCGACGATCGCCGCTTGATCTCGACTCGATGCACAACAGTAAACCTCGGGACTGTTCTCGCCGCTTGCAAGCAGCGACCACAGCGCAAGGCCCGCAATCAATGTGCTCTTGCCGTTCTTGCGGGCGACCTCGATGTATGCCGAGCGGTAGCGGCGTGTGCCGTCGGCGCGTTGCCAGCCAATCAAGTTGCCGACGATCGCTTTCTGCCACGGCTGTAACTCGAAGGGCTGACCAGCCCACTTGCCTTTGCTGTGTTGCAACGCCTGAGAAAAGAATGCGAAAGCAGCGTCGGCTTTTGATTGCACGAAGTGATCGCCGTCGCCCGCAGTCGCTACTGCGTCGTAGCCGGGCAAGTCGTATCGCTTAGGATCCGAACTTGAACAAGTTTTTGATCGTGTCTTCTTTGCTATCGCCGCTGGCTTTCTGACCTTGTAAAGCAACCCGACTCGAAGCAGTCAAACCGAAGTGAGTGATGATCCGCCACGCCGCGTCGCGCGACTCCCGACGCGCTCGTGCCCAAGGATTCATCATTGGTATCCCGCCTTTGCCCTCGATCACATCGCCACCTGACTTGACAGCCATGTGTGCGGCGTGCTCCCCGAGAGCGAGTTCATTCGCAAGCATGCTGACGCTGATGCCGTCTTGCTCTTTCATAACTCCTAACTTCTTGATCTGTGACACGACGAGATCAAAGATTCTTTTGCTCTCGATATTTTCAGTGATGCACGGCAACATGAGCGGCGTGCCGTCAGTGCCGACAACCTCGCCCTTGAGGCGACGCGCCCCGCGTCGCGATCCTCTTAGATTTAATATTGATGTTGGTGTCGGAGCGGGGCCGCGTGTTCCCATGCGTGCAGTTTTGCAATTTTATTTTCGCTCGCAAGTGATGCGTGGAATTTTGTTACACTCCGCATGCGATGTCATCGACACCAGCACCTGCAAAGTGTCAAATATTGGCACTTTCGACCTATAAACAACCCGAACACGCGCGTAAACACAGCCAAGCACGGTAATAATCGGCGGACACCGATTTCGGCGACCCCCCCCTGTTTCTGATGAAATAATGGCATGCCAATGGTTGGATAGAAACGCCATGCCATTCTCACGCTAGAAACGCCACTATTTTTTTAGGTCGGCTTGCGTCTTGCGTGCGTGGCATGAGGCGCACAACGCTTGCAGATTCGATCTGACAAGCCGTAGGTCGGGAGCCTGTGAGATAGGGACAATGTGGTCGACGAGTGTGGCTGCAGTCAGACGACCAATGAAAAGACACGCACGGCATAGACCTTCTTCCATCCGAACCATCCTCGAAAGTTTATGCCATGTCGCGTCATACCCGCGCTTGTGACTGCCTTCTCGATGATCAGGCAGTCGCGGCTGCTTTGCTTGCGGCGCACGCTGACCTAGACGCGGCGGCTTATTCGGCAAGGCGATAGCCAGACTTCAACAGCACGCGGGCAATGTCTGTCGCAGTCGAGCGCACTGCTGCTTCATCGAGCAGCGGCAGCGCGGCATGCAGCGTCTCGTGAATGATGGTGTCGATGCGTTGCGCTGGTGTCATCGATGCACGGATGCAGATGGTCGGCCGTCTGCCCGGTGGATGGTCGCATGTTCCCCACGCAGTGCGGCTGATCTCTTTGCTCTTCACGAACTTGACGCGCCACATGATGCCGCCGATCTTGCATGTGAAGTCATTGGGCATCGAGCACCTCCCAATTCATGCGAGGTCGCATCCGATTGCGTCCAGTCGTTGTCGCCTTGATTGATTCATAGTCAACGAATAATCGAATCCACTTTTGCCGGCACGGCTTCGGGCCACCACCGAGTTGTGCTTCGTAGCCCTTGGCTCCGTCCTCGTATCCTTTGCTTAGTGTTCCCACCCGCACGAACGAACAGAAGCGAGACAGCACCCTGTACGCACCGTTCTGACTTGATAGGTACTCGCGCTGCACGCCGATGATATTTGAATTGTGATCATGCCCGCAGATAATGCAGTCACATGACTCGACCCAACTAAACATGTTCTTTGCTGCTCCGAAACCACCGCCTGCGCCGTGAAAGTATTTGAGACTAAATGTCAAGTGGTTGCCACCCGCAGCCAGCTGCACCTTCACCCAACCTCCGTAGCCACCGACTCCGCATTGTGTTTTGCACTTGCTCTTCAGTGCTCTGACTGTGTTTGTCACGGGGCAACTTTCGTGGTGACGCTCCCATGATGTCTCGTGATTGCCAGCACCCCACAAAATAAATCGCTCCGCTGCTCCTGGCACTTCATCGCACAAGAACGATGCCGTCTCATCAATGCACTCGTCAAAGTATGCGGTCGCCGCAAGATTAGATCGTAGTCGTGATTTGTCTTGACGCGGGTCGGTTCGTCCTTGGCAGAGGTCGTACCAATCTCCGTTGTTTATGATCATGGCATCGCGCTTGACTGCGGTCTGCAATAAACGCTTAAGCATCACCCGATCGCATGATGGCGAATCGAAATGCACATCGCTCAACACAAGTATCCACCGCTCCCACTTCATTGATTTTGCAGTCTCATTGACTATGTGAATGTTTCGACCGTGATGCGTGACCTTGTATGTTGGTGGTTTCACGCTCTTGGACATTACTTCTCCCCGATTAGGTTCAGCAACTCTCTTGCGAACTGCGGAGCGTCGCTCACGCGCATCATCACGACCCAGTTGTTCTCACCGTCTTGTCGAAAGACAACGACTGGCGTTTGACCGGGAGCCGCGTCCATCTCTGCCTGCTCAACCCAATCGGTCACGGCCACACGACAGTATCGCTTGCACTCGACATGCAGATTGCCAGTGCCCTTGAGATCTGCATCACCAGCTGCGCCGCAGAACTGCACAGAGCGTCGTGCTTCCGTGCAGTTCCAATGCTTTGCGAGTTCAGCGGCGCACTCGCGCTCTCCGACCTTGCCTTTGGTTCGCGAGTGGCTTCCCATGACTACATTTTGCCCTTTATATTTTCGCTCGCAATAGGGCTATGCATATCAACATGGATATGCATATTAAGATTCGCTAAAATAGGTCTTGTCTCCGTCCCACCGATACCGCCCGATATAGACCCACTTGCCGTCGGGCATGCGGGTGTATAAAGCCTCCGTATATTCGCCTTTGAGATGCAGCGGAACCTCACGGTCGAGGCACTCGCCGCGAACAACCCCAAGCCGAATATGCGTGTCGCTCTTGTCAGGCTGTATCGTGTCGCCGCAGCACGGCCCGCCGATGAGCACATAGGTAATGTCGTCATTTTCGGGTTCGCTTTCCACCAATGCATTTTCTCACAGAATCTTCCGCTCGCAATAGCGGCAATATCGGATAATGCTTCAGCAGCTGTAGTGCCCGCTTGCGGATATGTTTGATCTCGACCGCTTTGGCATGCAGCAGGAAGAAAAGGAAATCCCGCGTCTGTGCGATTGTGCGCTGGCTCTCGTCTTCGGTTGTCATTTCAATTTCCGTTCCTTGGGGTCTTGGTTGCGAGTAAGTCGCGGCTGCAAACAGAACTCGAGATGTCGGATGTGATCCCGCTCTCCCTCGCACTGGCGCAGCCTTGCTTCGACTGCCTCGAACTCCCGCACCTTCACCTCCCAAGAGACAATCCAGACGACGACCTCCCGTAGCCGCTGTGCATCTCGCTCAGACCCGAGGGCGGCGACTCGGGTTGCAATTCGGAGGATGATGTCGGCTTGGGTCATGTCAAAACATTGGAGGGGCTAACTCCGCCTCCGATGTCCTCCGATGTTTTAGAGGTGTCCCAAAGCGCGGTCGGGATCG